TGACCCAAGGCAAGCGCTTGCCCGCCAGCAACAGCGTTGGCAACGGCGACGGGATCGGTAAAAGTGTTATTACCTATCCAGGTATTTGATGCGCCCAATTGCCCAAAATTATTTTGCTGACCTTTTGTGGGTGCTATATAGGCAAAATCACCCACACCCCACGACAGGGCATGCGTACCCTCTCGGCCACGCACAAGACCCGATAACGTAGCGCCAGAAACTGCTGTGGCGTAGATAATTTCAAAGTTCTGCTCAGTGGCCGCGTCATTTAAGGTAATGACGAGATAGGCACCCGCAGGAATGGATGATGGAAGTCCATTGGCGCTAGCCAACGTCAGGCTGGTAGAACTGCTGGATATAGCGCCGGCAAGGGTCGTATCGACGTTATTGGCGAAAACAAAAATGGTCATGGTTTACCCTGCGGAGATACAGATAAGGCCACCGTTGTTCCACAGTTGCCCCACGTTGGCGGGATCGGTTAGCGGGAGATTTCCGCCACCCAATGAAAGGAGATAGGACGCCGTGAGTCCGTCGAAATAGACCGGAGGTGCAGTAGGATTTGGCGTCACGCCAGGGACTACGGCAACCGTTCCGCCGTTGTACCAGACCGAACCCGCTTCCAGTCCGTAATCCGTGATCGGATAACCGGAAACCGCAGTCATCTGAAGCACGCCGCCATCGTTGAGAAAAACCAGCGTCAGGAAGGCGAGGGTGTACTGAAAAGGAAACGATAGAAACCCGTTGGCATAAGCCAGTTGCAGCGCAGTATAAGCGTCGCCTTGATAAGCCGACACGGTAAAAATGGTTCCCGATACGGTGATGGATGGCGGATTTTCTTGAACGGTGTAATCCGAGCCATTGGGGCCATTCAAAAACCGATTGACACGATTCTTAAGCCATCCCATCGTGAAATACTGACCGTCTCCACGGTACATGTTCCACGTCATCACGCGCTTGTAAATGTCGTCGTTCGCCGCGATGGCCGATCCGCCACTGAGATAACTAGCCGCGTTGTAAGCGATCGTGTTGTATGCGGCTGAATCGTAGCCAGCGATGACGCCTGACGTTTCCGTGGAAAGGATCGGGCGGCTGATGCCGTAAATGCCTTCAGCCGTCCAGTCGAGCAAAGGTCCGCTGATGGCAGGCGCGGTATACAGCGCTAGAGGCGTCTGGTTAAACCACGTCAGGTAACCTTGAGCGAGGCTGTTCTGCGTCGCAACGAACGCTTGCAAATCCTCATCGTCAGAGTACTCAATATATAAATAGCTAAGCGAAGGCTGTTGCAGCGGGATCGTCGCAAAGGATTCAATCTGCGCCATGACTAACCCTGCGCTACCGTCACGCCAGCGGCGGAACAATAGAAGTATGATTCTACGTCACCAGAAATAATGCTCGTTCCCGCCCCCGGCGTTGCCGTGACTCCGTTGATGGTGACCGCAAAAATCAATGTGGTGATGTTGGGTGCTGATATGACCGACGCCACGGCTTGCTGAAAGACCGCCGTCATCTCTAGCAGATTGATCGGTTGACCAACGAAGATGCTGTTGATGTAGGACTGTAGGGCAGGAGCAGCAAGCTGGTTGACCGACAAGCCTGCGGTGAAGCTTGGAAGCGTCGTGTTCCATGTTACATCCACTGTCACGGTTTGCTGGGGTGGATTGACGAACGGAATCGTATAACTGTTGGGGTTCTGGAAAACCGTCGCCGAGACATTGCGAGGGTTTGGAGTTAACTTCGCCCCTGACACATAAGCGCCAAACGCTGAACCGTTCGTGGTGGTCGTGATCGTGGTCGGGGTAACGGAAGCCACGGTGTAGGATAGGTTGTAAGACGATGGCGTCGCCCCGGAAACGACCACGGTCTGACCGGCGATGTAACCGTGATTAAGGTTTGTCGTGATGACGACCGGATTGGCTTCTGTCATCGCGGTGATAGCCAATTGTGAACCCTGAAGCGCGGCAATATCCGGCACGCCCTGAAGGATAGCTGTCGCTACAGCGTAAGCATCTCCACCACCGCAGATGATTTGCCATCCGCCCGATACTTGGTTGATCGAGACAAGTTGCTGCTGCACGCCGATGATTTGTTCAAGCAGTGTCTTGAGGTATGCCGGCGTCCCCGTCGATGCGACCACGCTCGCCTGTAAAACACGCGCCCTATAGCTTTGCACGCTCTCCGCTGCCGTTGCGGCAATGCCTGCCTCTGGATTGTTCACGGTGACCGTGTAAGCGCTGGGGACAGAGGTTATCAGCTGGGTGACGGTGTTGGCGGGTATGGCAAAATTCCCTGAGCTTGAGGCAACCGCATAAAGCTGAGGGGATAAGCCGTTGGACTGAATCACACCACCGTCTTGCAACACGTACTGATTCGTGCCATCGGACACGGTAAACCCTGGTTGGAGTACGTAGCCAGGCGAACCCGAAAAAACCACGTACACATTGCCGTTGGACGGCAAACCCTGCGGAATACCAAACTGCGCGCCTAGGTAGTTCAGGATGAACGCATTGCAGCCGTAAGGCGTCACGTCATTGACCGCTTCCACGCGCGCCTGATCCATCGTGACCAACGCCCCTACATCGGTCGAGGAAATATCCTCAATCAGCGAGCCGGGGAGGTTTGCCGTATAGCCGGGATTGGTCGATGCTACGCCCGTGATAAGGGCTTCCTGCAACACCAGTGGATCGGTCGCCACAGGCCCCGTGGTCGTCATAATCAGGGGTAGCGTCATGTGGCGATAACCTCATTGAGAATCGACCCGCTGAAGGTCACGGCATTGACGTTGTAAACCGGTGCGGAAGAACTCTGCACGCGGCTAATAGTCAGGCTGGCGAAGTAGGGTGCGAATTGCGTTTGCGTCATCATGGCGTAGTAGTCCGGCATGACTTGCGTTTGAATGGTCTGATACTGCGGAATGCCGTAGTTGGAATAGAACGGACTCTCGCCAAGGTTCAATTTGAACACCTGAGCCAGTGTGGTCAGATACACATTCTCGGAATAACCGTTAGCGTCCGTGGAAACTTCCACCCACGAGCGGCTTCCATCGGGGTTGGTGACGCGCCCGTAAGTTCTGATGACACGTTCTCCTTGTTATGGAACGGGCGGACCGGAATCGCTGGTGCCTGTCTCTACCAAACTGTGTAAATGGTTTTCAAACAGGATGCCGTCTATCGTGAAACCTGCCGAGGTCAGCGATACGACTTTTCCACCATAGGTCAAAATGATCCCGCTGTTTGTCACTTCCAGCTTTGAGGTTCCATCTTCTGTCTGAATTATGGCCCCTTGCGGACCACTGATCTGCGCCTGGTTGGGGTTGATCGGTCCCGATGACTTGTTACTCACCGGAACGAACACCAAGGCAGACAAGTTGCCTTGCTTGGTCAGTGACGCCACACCGCCACCTAACCCGGAGATACCGCCAAGATACGCATCGGCGGGCATGGTGATGCCAAAATCACCAACCTGTGTCGGCATCCTGATCCACGGGCTTTCGGCCTTGGGAATCGTGATGTGGGGTAGGGTGTAATTTGAAAGTACTTCAAACGAGACGGTGACAATTGCCCCGTTCACGGCTTCTACGCGGCACGGTAAGGCTCTCCCGGTATTTTGGATCGCCTGAGTCGCGCGCGTAATCGCTTGCTTGTTGCTGGTTTTTTGTAGCCAGTTCTTGTCGAAATTGTCAGCCATTGGTATTGGCCGACATATTGAAAATGCTGCACCAGCTCCCGCTATCGGAAGATCGGAAGTTACCGATATGCCTTATTTCATTGACCGTGAACGTTCCTGTGAAAGAACTTTGGTATTTGATGCTTGATGGCAAAGAAGAACTTGTTGCCGTAATGATACCCGGCGCGTTCTGCAAGCCTTGGGGCATCGTGACAATAGACCCTATCTGCAAATCAGCACGCATCACCGTTTTTACCTGAATGATCTGCGGGTTAATCCATGTGGGCTGACCCACAAAATCGTTGAAATTGAGTTGTATCGGGCCGGGTTTGTAGGAACTGTCATAGACCGTGATCTGCCCCGCTTGAATCGCTATGTTGACCCGATTCTTGAACGTATCTTCCGTAAAATCGCCGACGACTTGGCCTAACTGATCCAGCGTAGGGCAGAAATGCGTGTAATCGTATGCGTTGACTAGCCCATTTTTGATATGGATGTTGATGGGCATGCTTGGGTAAGCGACGGATAACGTTTGCTTCAAAGCCACAGAAAGTTCGTCGCCCTGTTTCCAGTTAAGAACGAAGTTACCGGGATTATCGTTAGTGAACGTGGAAGGAAGGATGACAAAATCCAGCGTCATCTCGGTTCCCGTCCAGTTACCGAACGACTGAAAAATGATTCCGGTAATCAATACGCCGGCTTTCTTCGGATTGACCAA